TTGTCGCGCCGCCAGATCCACCGCCGCCGCCCGGCTGCGCGCTCTTGATGTTCCGAACAGCCGTCATGCCCGTAGCCAGCACCTTGGCAAAGGCTGCGATGTTCTTCGGAAAGGGCAGTTTCAGGGCCTCGGATGCGCCCGCCCAAGCGTTCACCAGCGCCTGTGCAGCCGCGAACTTCTTTGACCCGTTGAACAGCGTGCTGAGCGAGCCGAGGACACTGGAGACCATGTTGTCGGTCGATGCGACCGCCCCTTGGCCGAGGGTATTGACCGCCTCGGCGACCATGGCTTGGCTTTCCGAGATGCCCTGCGCCAAACCGGCCCCGACGTCCTGGCCGATGTCGTAGAACACGCGCGACGGCGAATGAGTGTCGAGAATGTCCCGCATCCACTGCGGCATCAGTTCCCCCAGGCTGTAGATCATCGCCTTGAGGTCTTCCCACTTCTGGACGATGCCATCGATCAGGCCCTGGATCATGTCCGCGCCGATCTGCATCAGTTGCGCCGGAAGCGTGCGGATGAACTCCAGGAACTCGTTGAATCGGGCAATCATCCAATCCACAGCGCCCGAAATGGCGGTCCGCGCCTGTGCGGCGAAATCCGTGACCGCCGTCACCGCCTCGTCAAAAGCCGTCGAGATGAACTCCGCAGCCTGCCCGACGATGCGCTTGATGTCGTCGCCCCAGACCTGCCATGCCGCGATGATCAGCGCCGCCGCCGCAATGAACATCCCGATTGGGCCGGTTGCCGCAATCAGCGCGCCGATGGCCTTGGAGACAAGCCCGACGCCGATCAGGATCGGGCCGCCCACACCAAGCGCGGTGCCGATGGCCGCAGCCGCCTCAAGCACAGGGGCGGGCAGCTTGGAGACCCAATCGATCACTTCGCCGATCTGCGAAACCATGGATTGCATCGCCGGGATAACCTTGTTGGTCATCGCTGGCAGAAGAACGTTCGTGAATACGGGCAGAAGCTCATTCGCGATGGCGATTTTCAGCCCCTCGAAGCCCTTTTGAACCTCGTCGAGCTGGTCGCCAAAATGCTCCGAAGCTGCCAAAGCATCGTCCGACATGACGATGCCGAGTTCCTGCGCCCTGTCGCGCAGCGTGGCGATCGATCCAGCGGCCCCGGCCAGTTTCGGGCCGAGGTCAGCGCCCGAACGGCCAAGCAGTTGCGTCGAGATCGCCGCCGCGATGGCGGGGTCGGTCGTCTCGGAAAGCGTCTGCACCAGCGCGTCGAAAGCCTGCTCGGTCGTAACCGCGCCCGAGGCAATGTCAGATTGCGCGATGCCGATCTTTTCAAAGGCCGCGATGGCCGATTTGGAGCCGTTCTGGGCATCGCCTAGCAGGCGCGTAACCCGCGTCATGCCCGCTGCAAGTTCATCCTGCGAAATCGCCGCGACCTGGCCCATCGCAAAGGCCATTTCCTGGAAATACTCCCCGGAAACGCCAGCCCCGCGCGCAGCCTTGGCGGTTTGATCGCCAGCATCGGCCACGTTCTTCGTCAGCATGAAGGCCGCGCCCGCCGCAGCGGTGATGCCAGCCGTGACGGCGGTAAGGCCCTTG